AAGAAAGGTGATCATAAGAAGAATAAGGCGTTTGGGCCAACGGCCCCTGTACATATGAAGGGTCCAAAGATGGCGGGTGGTGAACACTCGTATGGACCGCAAGGAGGATTCGATCAACAAGCCGAAGATATTGCTGTAGCTATGGCCAAGAAGAATATGTACACCCTACACTTTTCCGCCGATGATGAGTCGAGAGGCATTGTCTTAGTATTAAAGGGTCGAATTGCTCTTATACCCAAGCATTTTGTCCATTCTGTTAAACAACAGAGTGAAGAAGGTACAATTAAGAAGAATTTGATTCTCAGGAGTAACTTTTACCCAAGTGGTATAGCTCTGCCAGTAGCGAATATACTGGCTTGTCAACAGAATGACTGGTTAAAGAGTAGAGACTTATGTATATTCTTGTTACCAAAGTCGTTTCATATGCATCCTGATATCACAGAGAAATTTGTGACAAGGAGTCAGATGGATAAACCTTTGGATTTGGATGTAAAGTTAGTCACGCCACGTAGTGATGGTGGCATTAACGCTTCTATGGGGCGTTGTGCAAAGGTTATGGATACGCCAGTATCCACTGCACCAGCATCGAGATATGAAGATATGCCACATTCCTGGCGGATTTCGAGTGGGTTCCGTTATCAATTTATGACGAAGCGAGGAGATTGTGGTTCTGTACTGATGATTCAGAATCCTAGTATACCACGGAAATTGATAGGTATACATGTGGCTGGCGATAATCGTGGAATGGGTATTTCGGCTGCTGTGACGGCTGAAGATTTGGAAGAAGCTCTGACTTTAGTTAGGGATGATTCTATTATAGCTGATTACAACGATATGTGTGTTGCACAGATGTCCGACTTTCCATTTACTGGCAACTTTTTACCAGTAGGCAAAGTTAATAGGGCGGTGCATCATAGCACCAAGACTAAATTACGGAGGTCACGCTTATATGGCACTTGGATGGAGCCTTTGACAGCTCCAGCAAAGTTACACCCATTTGAAGAGGATGGTGTATATATTGATCCTAGGAAGAATGCGACTGAGAAGTATTGCCAAAACTCCCAATTACTAGATCAGGAGGTAGTGGACATTGCTGCGCAACACCTTTATTCTAGTTTGTATAGTACAATATTTAAAGAAGGAACAAAGCCATTGGAAGTTTTCGATTTTAAGAAAGCTGTGTCAGGTGATTGCGAGATTGAATATTGTGAAAAGATAAATATGCAGACGTCTGCTGGATACCCATGGTGTTTGGATAGTCCACCTGGCTATTCTGGAAAGGAATGGTGGTTTGGTAAAGGTGATGAAATAGATTTTGAGAGACCTCAAGCCAAGGAGCTGGAGAAGGTGGTCGTTAATATGGTAGATAAGGCCCGAGAAGGGATTCGGTTGCCTCATGTATATGTGGACCATTTGAAGGATGAAAGACGTAAACATGAAAAGGTGCATAAAGGGATGACCAGACTTATATCAGCATGTCCATTGGACTTGCAGATAGCTTTTAGAATGTTTTTCTATGACTTTTGTGTGCGTATGTCGACGAGACATATGGAGACTGGTATCACTGGAGGGCTGAATTCCTACTCTCCTTCCTGGGATTTGCTGGCCCGGGATTTACAGAGTAGAGGGAAGAAAGCCTTTGATGGTGATATTAAGTGTTTGGATGGTTCTGAGATGTGCCAAGTTTTAGTCGCAATTTGTGACTTAATTTCGAAGTTGTACGCAGATGGAAAGAGTAATCGCTTGGTGAGAGAGATTTTGTTTTATGAAATCCTCCAATCAGCGCATATATTTTACGATGTTGTGTACCTGTGGTGGAATAGTCTACCCAGTGGGAACCCCTTAACGTTTATTGTAAATAGTTTGTATATTATGATAGCAATGAGGATGGCATTTGCTGACCTACACCCTTGTGGGCGACATGGCATCCAGGAATTTGACGATGAAGTGTTCGTAGCAGTGCATGGGGATGATAACGTGCTGAACATCTCGGATCGGGTTTGTTCTTGGTTTAATCAAAGAACATTAGCCGACCAGTTGAAACAATATGGTTTGGTTTACACGACAGCCGATAAAATATCGGTTATGCCTGAGTGGAAGACGCTAGAGGAGTGTTCGTTTCTTAAGCGGGGCTTTAGATGGGAACCCGTGTTAAATAGGTTCGTGGCTCCTTTAGAATTAAATGTCGTGTTAGAGATCCCTTTTTGGTATCAGGCTGGTCCTGGTGCCGAAATAACTCAAAAATCCAATGTTGACCTAGCCTTGTTGGAGTTGAGTATTCACGACCCAGAAATTTTTGATGACTGGGTCGATAAGATAGTTGAGGCTAGTGCTCAATATCTTCATTATATACCGAAACTGGTGTCTAGGCGGTCTTTATTATTGAAGGCCGCCTCATTGGTGGACGTATGGTAGGTTTTACGATCGGCCGTTGCACATCTAAAGGTCGGTTCCAAGTGTAACGGTGGCAGCGTGAACCGGAGATGGGTGTTTCTATTTAGAATTACTGTACAGGGTCGCCCGGTGGCAGTCCCACCTATACCCAGTGCGCCCGACTATACCCGTAT